CCGAGGCCAACGTTGGCCGCTCCGCCGTTGACATCGAAACTCTGGCCCGTGGCCACGATGCACTCGATGGGGGCGGGCAGAGGCCGGCCACCCTGCTCGGGACCGGTGTACCAGCGGAATCCGTAACTTGCCCGGTTGTCTGCCATGACTCTCTCCTCAGTCGTCTTGGTCGCCCTCGTCGTCGAACGGCACAAGTTCCGTCCTCAGCGGGGAGATTTTCTTGTCCACAGTCACGTAGTCGTCGCCACCCGGGCGACTCAAACCCGTGATGCCCCGGAGCGGGTCCATGCCGCCTCGGTTGTCGATGATGTGGCGCTCGATGCGCGACACCTCTTGCTGGCCGGTCGAGCCATCGGGTCCGACGGCGTCGATTTCGCGCTTGCGCGCTGCCGAGCAGCTCATGAGGATGCAGCCGTAGGGACCCTGGATGGGGGCTCCCTCGCGCATGGCGCCCTCGGTGCCTTCGAGCTCGGAAGTGCCGAGCGGGGCGACGCCACCGTTGCGGTACTTCTCGGTCGAGTAGCCCATGTAGTTGTAGTTGGCGATGGCGTTCTTGTCGCCAGCCGGGACCCAGACGTACGAACGCGTGGGGTCCGTGTTCTGGAGCTTCGAGTACGCCGATGCGCCATCCACGTGGCGGCGCACAGGGTCGGGGCGCTTCTTGCGTCCCTGTCCGGTCTTCAATCTCGGCTTTCCTACTGCGGTCATCTGACTCCTCCGTCCTTCGACGGGATGGGTTTCGCCCTTGGAGTCAGACTACGCGGCCGGGTAGCCGAGAGCCGAACATCGCAAAGCTACAACCACATCCCGCATTCTGTCAAACACGATTTGCGGGACAGTGTCCCCGTTCAGCCCTGTCGGTTCGCGTGCGCCTTGCCCGCGGGGCTGTTCACCCACGTCTGGAGTGCCTTGCGCTCGTCCATGTGCGGGAACGCGCCACGCGCGAGCTTGCGAATCTCGGGCGTGATGGTGACGGACGTCCGCTTCGGTGCGGGGCCTGCGCCGCCTCCCGTGGGCGCGCCCGAGTAGCGAGAGCGTTGCGCCTGCGAAGGCGGCTCGTGCGTGCGGCGATGCTGCTGAGTGCGCGACTGGAGCCCGAAGCGCTGTCGCGTCATGTCGGCGACCATGTCCGCGGTGTCCTCTGTGTCCGCGTAGCCCTCGGCAATTTTTTGTTGATACAGGCCCTCGGCGTACTTCGCGTACTGCTGGTTTGACAGCACGTCGCTATGGCGCGCCGCAATCTGCTGCGCACGCGCAGCCCGAGCCACGTCTGCCGCCGAGATGGGCTGCTGAGCGCGTGCTGTTCGCTGCGCGATGATGGCCAGGCGCTCTTCGTCGAGCTCGCGCGCACGCTGCCGCATCGAGCGCTCGTCCTCGGGCGTGAGCGTCTTCGTCGTGGCCTTGGCACGGTACGCGTCGTTGAGCTCGTCCTGACGCTTGTACACGTCCTCGAGCTTGGCCTTGAGCTCGTCCTTCTCCGGTGCCGCCTGAGTGGCCTGCTGCTGCCGCTGCATGCTCTCGATGGCCGCCATGCGCCCGCGAAGCTCTGCCGCTTCGGTCTCAGCGCGAATACGCGCCTCCTGCTCCTCTCGGTAGCGGTTGCGCCGACGCTCATCGCGTGACGGGCGAACCGGCTCGTCGGGCTCGTCAGGCTCTCCGATTTCGAGCTCGAGGTCGTCTCCGGCCGACTCATCGGCCGCGCCTTCGATGCCTGCCTTCTCTTTGAACGAGTCGAGCGCCCTGTCGTCGGCCGCTCCCATGTCGTCGTCGTCTTCCGCGAACGGGTCGCGGCTCGGTCCTGCCTTCTTCTTCGCCATGCTCAGCTCCTTCAGTAGACGCCCTTGATAGACGCGTGCGGCTTCCACAACTTGCCGTCCGCGGCTTTGTAGTAGTGGTAGGCAAACCCGGTTTCGGCGTCCTCGGACACCTCCACTCTAGCCGTGCCCTCGCGAATCGCTTGCGCGGTGTCCTCGCTGCCAACGATGTCGCCCGCTTGCAGCATGAGCACGCGAATCGGCTCGCCGCGAATGATGGCGACGCGGCGCGAGTAGGGTGCCGCGTGCGTGTGCGTGACGATGTGGCCGAGGTCGATGCCGTTCGAGCGCAGAGCGTCGAGCGCCTTGAGTCCTGCGCCGACGATGATTCCTCGCGGGGCTTCGCGCTCTTCGCGGTGACGCGTGGTGTCCGCGATGAGGATGGGCGAGTCTTTGCCGTACGTGCCGCCCGAGAGCTCTTCGGTCTCGATTTGGTAGAGGAGCACGAACTCGAAAGCCGCTTGGAGGTGGAACGCCTGGTCGATGATGTCGAACTCGATGCGGCGCTTGTCGAGCAAGGCCGGCAGGCTGAGCGCTCCGGCCGGGCTCATGCACGCACGGCGCGCCGCCTTCTTGTCGTTGACCTGCGCCCGCACACCTTCGCGGATGTTTGGGTCGAGCTTCGCGATTTGACGCTCGTCGTCTTCGTCGTCGAACGCCTTCTGGTTGCCGATGAGAATGATGTCGCTCACTTTGCCTTCTCCGGTTTTCCGACGAGCTCCTGGAGCTGCCGAACATGGTTGAACGCCGCATAGGCGCGCAGCACACGCGGGTCGGTGCTCTCCGAACAGACGTTGAGCAGCGTCGCGAGCTCAGAGCTCAGGCGCTTGTCGACGTCGCGTGAAAGAACGCGCGTGTACTCGTGGTCCAGCCAGTTACGCCTGGCCAGGCTCTCAGGATTCTTGGCGTCCGACATCTACCCTCAGCGCTGCTCAGGACCCTTCTTGGTGGGGTCTGAGGGCGCTGCGCCTTGGGCTGGCGGGGCGTTGCCAGGTCCAGGCGGGGGCACGGGAGGGGCCATCCCGAGCATCTGTGCGACGACCTGCGGCGGCAGGCCAAAAGGAGTCTGCGGCATCGGCGGAGGAGGGCCGAGCATCGGAACGAGGTCGAAACGCTCGCGAGCTTCCAGGGCCTTGCGCAGGGCCGAGTGGGCGAACGCGATGTTGTTCTGCAGCTGCGGGAACGCCTGCATCATCATCGCGACTTCATCGGCCTCGGCGACCTTCTGCGCCTGGCTCGCGAACCGCAAGTCGGCGCTGATGGTCACGTTGTAGTTGCGCCGGTACATCTTCCGGCTGACCTCGATGTTGCGCACCATGCCGATTTTGTGGTCGGCAACGGAGATGAGCTCGCGCTCGTCGAGGTAGATGCTGTTGAGCTTGGCGTTGTTGAGCAGAATCTGCTTGAGCGGCCCTCGACAGAACTTGCGGGCGCTCACAGAAAGCTGTTTCGTGGCCTGCTCGATGCGCGCGCTGATTCCCTTGTAGGTCTCGCCGGACTTGCCAGGTTCGCCGCTCAGCACGTTCGGGGCCTGCATGGAGCTCTGCCCGTAACTGAACATCTTGTCGACAACCTGCAAGAGCTGCGGGTTCGCCGGCTCAGGCTTGAGCTCGATGACGTTGTTTTTCAGCTCGAGGCCGGAGATCCCCTTGACCTTGTTGTGACGCCCTGGAGAGAAGCCGAACCCGCCGTCGAACTCCACGCTTGTCGGGGTGATGATGGTCCAACAGTTGGAGAGCGTGGCCGAGTCGGTGAACTGGTTGAGCGCAGTGTTCGCGGCTCGGTTGAAATCGCTCTGCATGCGTCCGTAGGAGAGGCCCAGCGAGCCCACCATGTTCTCGATGCACACGCCGTGCGTGTAGAGCCGAATCGGCACCTTCTTCGCCTTCGGCGGCTCGATGGAGCCATCCTCGGGCATCCACGACGGGCGAGGCGGGCGAGGCGGCATCATGCGCGAGCCGGCGTCGAGCTCGGCAAGGCGCTGCGCCTTCATCTCGGGCGGAGTCATGGTGTCCGTGGCCATCTGGTCGCGAACCTGGCGCTCGAGCATGAGCGACTGGTCGTAGGCCGAGTCGTACTGCTGCACGGCCTGCTGCCACTGAGCGGCCTCGGCAAGCTGCTGCTCGTAGCGAATCTGGTCGCGCCAGTCCTCTTCCTCGTGGATGCAGAGCTTGAGGATGTGCCCTGTCGTCGTGTCCACCACGGCCTGCACGAACCTGTCCTGAGCCTGGTTCGGGAGCAGCTCCCACCCCTCGTAGATGAAGAGCTTGTAGGGCGCCGAATCATCGTCGCTCGGAACCTCGATGGCCTGCGTCTCGCCCACTGACTCACGAAGTTCGGTCGGGCTCTCGGTCGACGACCAGCCAGGAGGCTTGCGCTCCAGAACTTCCTCGATGCCAACCCACCTGTCCGCCATGCCCTGAATGTCGTGTCGGTAGTAGTGCAGTAGGTGGAAGTGGAACGGCACGTCCGAGTAGTCTGGCTGCGTCGTCACGAAGACGTACGGCACGAAAAACTCGTCCGGGGTCAGCACCTCGTGGCGATTCGAGCGGCGGCCCTCGTCGTAGTAGCTACGAGCCGTCGTGTCGCCCCACATCACGTAGGCCAGGATGGCTCGGTCCATCTGGCGGTCGAAGTCACGGATGGCTTCGCGAAGCTGCCAGTTTCCGTGCATCGTGAGGATGCTCGCCTCTTCCTCGTCGTCCGGACCAACTGGCATGACGCCGAACACGTTGGTCATGTCGCCGAAAATCTCGCCGTAGAAGCGAGCGGTCAGGCGCGAGATGTTCTCCAGCATGATTGGGACGTGAACGTTCGCGCAGTCCTTGAACGGGAACGCCTTCGGCGGGAGCTCGCCGGAGAAAATCTTATGGTCGTCGGCGATGCGCTGGCGGTACTCCTCGGTGGAGTCGCGCGTGCGGTCGTACTTGGCGCGCACCTCGCTCGAGAACTTGCGCAAGAACGCCTTGCCCTCTTCGTGCGCCTGGAACGCGGACACCAGGTTGTCGGCGTCCTCCTCGTAGACGAACTCGTCCACGGGAAGCTCGTCGCCGTCTCCGATGAAGAGCTCCTCCTCGGCGGCGGGCTCCTCGGATTCGAGGATGTCGATGTCTTCGTCCTGGAGAGCTGCCATTTGCCGTCACACTGTCCCGTCAGTACATGGACCCGTACCCGTTCCTACCACGGGACGCATTCAAGGGGGAATCGTCATCGTCGTAGTCGTCCCACTGTCGGGTATCCCCGATGCCTGACCTGCCATGGGATGCGTAGGCCACGCCGTACCCAACGGCATCGTGCCAGTGGTCGTCTCCGCCGTCCATCGGACACTCCTGATTGTCCGGGTCGCTCTGGATTGACGGGATGGTCTTCAGCGCCATCTTGCAGCTCGTGAAGAACACGATGCCTGGCGTGGTCGTGCCTTCCCCGTGGTCCTGTAGCCTTGCGTACAGACGCTCCGAGTTGCGCTGACGTGAGCGCTTGTCGGCGAACGTCCACGTGATGCCGTGCTCGGCGAACACCTCGGCCTTTGACTTGCCGCTGTCGCCGCGCTTCTCCCAAATCTGCGTGTCGGCCGGCCCAGTGATTCCAGAGCGGTTCCCGCGCCACAGTCCGAGCTCCCTTTCGATGTCCCGGATGTCGTGGGCCACGTACTTGTCGGTCTTGCCCTGGAACGTGTACTCCTTGTGGACAATCAGGTTGTCGTCAGGGTCAACGGCCATCCAGTAGACGCACCCGGGCTTCTTGAAGCCCCAATCCATGCAGCGGAACTGAGGCCAGTCGTCGGGGATGCGGTGCGGGCTGCACGTGTGCAGGCTCGGGTTCCACACGTCGGCGTAGTGGCTGCCGGCCGTGACGTACCAGTCGCCTTCGAGTAGCGCCTTGCGGATGTGCGGAGGCTTGCCGATGAGTGAGCGCTCGTACTGCTCGACGAACTCCTTGTTGGGGTTGTCGCGCAGCTTGGCAGGCAGGTAGATGCGCGTCAGCCACTCCACGCGACCGTCACCGCGCACGGCCTTCTGCTTGAGCATCACGCGCCCCTGCGGTGCCGGGTCCACGAACCGCTCGCGCACCCAATGAGGGTTCTTGAGGATGACCGTTTTGTGAGCGTCGTCCTCCATGCGCATCATCGGGTTGGACATGGAAACGCAGCGCATCATGCGGCGCAGCACCGGGTCTGTGGTGCGCTTGCGAGTGGTAATCTGCTCGTACTGTTCTTCTTCAAACGCAGTCAGCTCGTCGAATGCGACGTGCGTGTACTCGTTCGACATGAAGTTTTCGTAGTCGGACGGGTTCGCGCAGTGGCCGAACTGTAGGCGCATCCCCGAGCGGAACTCCCACATCTTGTCTGACTCCCACCAGCGAGCCTGGGGGTCGATTTGCGGGTAGAGCCGCTTCGTGCGCT